GATTACAGTCTCGCGCTCCGGCATACAACGACCCGCCTTGCATGGCGGTGCACTACGACACCTATGGGAGGTTATTGTTTACACGTTTTATATTTAAGGACGGTACGTGGAGGGACGCATGAGCATGGGCATTGTTCGATTGAGAATCAAAGCGAAAGAGGACCGTGGACAGGCTTGTCTCAAATATATGGAGACACGAACCTCACCCGTCACGCTGAAAGATTTGGCAAGCAAGTTGGGCATGACAACGAAATCTATATCCAACTCGCTCATGCCACTATTAGATCAAGGACTGATCAAGCGCGAACTTGTGAAGCGTCAATCTGTTATTTCTAACAAGCCAGGATGGGCGTACGGCTACTGCATCACAGAAAGGAAAGACAAGGTAAAGAGAACCAGAGAACCTAAGTTTCAATTCCATAATCCGTTCAATATAGGTGTAGGTCAATGACCGAGAAAAGAAAACGAGGGCCAAATAAAAACCCGACCCTAATCCATACCAACATACGTTACCCAAGAGAAGTTATTGAGTACTTCACACACAACGGAGTTGGGTCTTCATGCTACATACGTATGCGTAACGCATTGATTGAATATGTAAAGGAGAAGACTTATGACACCCGAATCGAAAGTAAAGAAGAAAGTAGTAGAGCTACTGAAGCAATATGAAATTTATTACTTCTTCCCTGCTACTCATGGTTATGGCCGTTCAGGTGTACCTGACATCATATGTTGTATTCGAGGCTACTTCCTTGCTATCGAGTGCAAGGCAGGAACAAACAAGCCTACCGCCCTACAGCTACGAGAGATAGAACGAATACAGCAAGCAAAGGGCATAGCCTTTGTGATTAACGAAGACAACATCGAAGAACTACACACCACCATCAAAGAGATACTGCGTACATGAGCATATTAACGATAGACATGGAAACGTACTATGACCGTGAGTTCTCTTTATCTAAGATGACAACGGAAGAGTACATACGCAGCCCTAACTTTGAGGTGATTGGTGTAGCAGTTAAAGTTGGGGGGGAGGATACTGAATGGTTTACTGGTACGCATGAACAAACAAAGAAATTTCTACAGAAATTTGAATGGCGAGAGTCTCTTGCAATTGCTCATAACGCTATGTTTGATGCCGCTATTCTTACTTGGCATTTTGGTATTAAGCCTCGTGGATGGATTGATACACTTAGCATGGCACGGGCAATACATGGCACAGAAGTGGGGGGTAGTTTGGCGGCATTGGCGAAACACTACCAACTCGGAGTCAAAGGCACGGAAGTCCTCGACGCGCTAGGTAAACGCAGACTAGATTTCTCTCAAGAAGAGATCGATAGGTACGGAGATTATTGCATCAACGACGTTGACCTGACGTATAACTTATCCAAGTGTTTGACCGAAGGGTTCCCGCACATGGAGATGCGGTTGATCGACCTAACTATTAAGATGTACTCAGAGCCTGTGCTCGTGCTAGACAAGCCTGTACTAGAAGAACACCTAACAAATGTTAGGAAGAAAAAAGAAGAGTTGATGTCTAAGGTCACCGTAGATAAGGCTACGCTGATGAGCAACCCCCAGTTCGCAGATACGCTAACAAGCCTTGGTGTTACGCCACCTACAAAAATCAGCCCGACGACCGGTAAAGAAACACTAGCCTTAGCTAAGAATGATGAAGAATTTAAGGCGCTGGCAGAACATGAGAACCCCGAAGTGCAAGCTCTAGTCGCTGCAAGGCTTGGCACTAAGTCAACCCTAGAAGAGACTAGGACAGAACGTTTTATCGGGATCGCAGAGCGTGGGCGCATGCCCGTGCCACTCAAATATTACGCAGCACACACAGGCAGGTGGGGCGGTGCGGATAACCTTAACCTACAGAACCTACCAAGAAAGTCTTTGCTTAAGCATGCGATTCGCGCACCCCAAGGTTACGTGATGATCGATTCAGATTCATCGCAGATCGAAGCGCGAACGCTTGCGTGGTTAGCAGGGCAGTGGGACTTGGTCGATGCCTTCACCCGTGGGGAGGATGTGTATAGGATCATGGCATCTGCTATCTACGGTAAGGCTGTGGATGAGATAACAGACTCTGAACGCTTTGTCGGTAAGACGACAATCTTAGGTGCAGGGTACGGCATGGGGGCTAAGAAGTTCCAAGCTCAGCTTAAGAACTTTGGTGTAACACTGCCAGAGGCAGAAGCGCAGCGCATCATTACGGTATATAGGGAGACTTACCCTAAGATCCCCCTGCTGTGGAGAGAGTGCCAAAAAACACTTGTTGCTGTGATGCTAAATCAACTAACTATGTTAGGAATATTAGCTGTAGAAGGGGGCAACGGTATCAAATTACCCAACGGGTTATATCTTAAATACCCTAACCTACGCCTACAGGTTACCCCTGAAGGTAAAGAAGAGTTCGTGTACGACACAAAGAAAGGCAAAGCAGTTATACCTAATCGTATATACGGTGGGAAAGTAACCGAGAATGTTTGCCAAGCTTTAGCTAGAATCATCATAGGCGAGCAGATGCTACTGATCGCTAGGCGGTATCGAGTGGTTATGACCGTACACGATGCTATTGCTTGTATTGCACCAAAACAAGAAGCCGAAATAGCTAAGAGATTTGTCGAACAGTGCATGAGAATGCGCCCTGATTGGTGTGAGAAGCTCCCATTAAACTGTGAAGCAGGTTACGGAGAAACTTATGGAAGTTGTTGATTTTGTTGATTATTCTGAGAGTATGATTAGGGTTGAAAAAACACTTGCACAATTGCACAATCTATTGCTTAATAGGAAGTTTCAGGAAGCCGCAGAGCTTTGTCCGGTTCTAACCACAGAAACTAAGCTGCTTGTTAATAGCGTAAAAATTGCGAACCAAAACAATGAAGCCTATCAGTTGGTCTTACAGCAGCCTAAAAACATTCCAGCAATGCCCACGTAAGTACTACCATCTTAAGATCAAGAAGGATGTACAGGATAAGGGTAGTGAAGCGACGCTGTACGGCAAGGAAGTACATAAAGCAGCCGAGGACTACATCAGAGATGGTGTAGCACTATCCGAACAGTTTGCGTTTATCAAAGGCATGCTTGACTCGCTGAACCGGATCGAGGGTACGAAGCACTGCGAGTATGAGATGGGGTTGCGGTATAAGGAGGGAGAGATCACTCCTTGTGGGTTTAACGATAAAGGGTTTTGGTGGAGGGGTATTGCTGACTTACTGATCGTTAATGAGGAAAAAGGTGTGGCGCACCTCGTTGACTACAAGACAGGCAGGAACGCCAAGTACGCAGATACACAACAGCTAGACGTATTGGCAGCGGCAACCTTCATTCACTTCCCCAAGATACATACGATCAAGTCCGCGTTGTTGTTCGTTGTTAGTAACGAGTTCATACAGAAGAAGCACACCGCTGACATGATTGAAACTTATCTAGCACCGCAACAACAGCAACTTTCGCGGCTGGTAGCAGCAATCGAAAACGATACGTGGAACCCAGTGGCTAGCGCCCTATGCCGATTCTGTCCGGTGACTAGCTGTGAGCACAATACTAAGGAGAACTAATAATGCCTTATGTTAACAAGCCCAGACCGTACAAAAAAGAATATCAGCAACAACTAGCAAGAGGAGAAAAGGACGAGCGCAGGGTGCGCGAAAGAGCAAGAGATCTTGTTGATCGAAATGGCAAAGATGCTAATGGTAACGGTAAGGCTGATGTACGCGAAGGCAAAGACATAGACCACAAAAGACCCATTACCAAGGGTGGTGGCAACAGTAGAAAAAATCTTCGCATCACTACAGCAAGTGCTAATAGATCATTTAGCCGCAACAGCAATCATACTATAAAGAAGAACGACTAACATGGAAGTGATTGATAATAAAGCATTGTTGGTTAGGACTAAACATCCTGAACGGATAACAGCAGCCATAGAAAAGAGTAAGGTAGTAGGGCAAGAAGATGGTGTGTATGAGGTTGCAGTCAAGTGGGGGCTGAACGAAGCCCAATTACTTAACCAATTCATCAAGGGTGTCCCCTCTCCAATATCAAAGAAGTACGATTGGCCTGGACAATTCAAGCCGTTTGATCATCAAAAAACTACGGCAGAGTTCTTAACCCTAAACCGTAAGGCGTTCTGCTTCAACGAGCAAGGCACAGGCAAAACTGCATCCGTTATATGGGCTACAGATTACTTAATGAAACTAGGTCTTGTGCGTAGGGTGTTGGTTGTATGCCCATTGTCTATTATGAAGTCGGCATGGCAAGAGGATATGTTTAAGTTTGCAGTGCACCGCACATGCAACGTAGCCTACGGAACTCCCGCGCAAAGAATAAAGGTAGTGAACAGTTGCGCTGAGTTTGTTATTACAAACTTTGAAGGTGTAGAGATCATAGAAGACGCGCTGACTAACGACGGTAAGTTTGACTTGATCGTAGTTGACGAATGTTCTGCTTATAAAAATATCAGTACTAAAAGATGGAAAGTCATGAAGCGTGTGTCAGATCGTGCTAAATGGTTATGGATGTTGACAGGTACACCCGCAGCACAATCGCCTGTTGATGCTTATGGTCTAGCGAAACTAGTCAATCCCGATAACACTCCAAAGTTTCTCGGTGCGTTCCGCGACAAAGTTATGCAAAAGATAACCCAGTTCAAGTGGACCCCAAGACCAAACGCAGAAGCTGTAGTGCATCAAGTACTTCAACCCGCGATTAGATTTGAAAAGAAAGATTGTTTAGATTTACCGGATGTTATGTACGTAGAGCGCGAGGCACCTTTAACAGCACAACAGCGCAAATACTATAAGATACTCAAAGATCAGATGATGATCTCGGCGGACGGGGAAGAGGTTACTTCTGTTAACGCAGCAACAAGCTTAAACAAACTGCTTCAGATCTCCGGTGGCGCGGTCTATACGGATACTAAAGAAGTTATAGAATTTGATGTATCCAATAGGCTAAAAGTGATTGAGGAAGTGATCGAAGAGGCAAGCCATAAGGTTCTAGTCTTTGTACCTTTTACGCATACTATTGAACTATTGCAAGCCCATTTAACTAAAGCAGGCATTACATCCGACATCATTAACGGTTCAGTGTCAGTTAACCGTCGGGCTGTGGTCATCAAAAACTTCCAAGAGCAATCCAACCCAAGAGTGCTTATCATTCAACCACAAGCGGCATCACATGGGCTGACACTAACCGCTGCCAACGTGGTGGTTTGGTACGCCCCCATGACTTCTGTAGAAACCTACCTGCAAGCAAATGCCAGGATTAATAGGCCAGGACAAAAAAATACTATGACTATAGTACACATAGCAGGTAGCCCTGTAGAGCGCAAGCTTTATAGCATGCTCAGAAGTAACATAAACACTCACACCCGCATCGTTGATTTGTACGCTCAAGAACTAAAAGAAACTTGACAAAGTCAATTTAGTGTTGTATAGTTAGTCTACAAAACAACTTAAAGGAGCGTAGCATGGATGAAGACATCCAAGACCTTGTGTCCCCTGAAGAAAAGCGGGCTGTCCCCGTGGACAAGCTTGCAGGTGTCTATATCAAGATTAGAGATGCTCGTGCAAAACTAAAGTCTGACTACGAAGCTCAAGACTTGGAGCTAGAAGAACAGATGGAAGTTATTGAGGAGCAACTACTTGAAGCTTGTAAATCTATAGGCGCAGATAGTATTCGCACAGCAGCGGGTACGGTAATTCGTAGCATAAAGAGCCGTTACTGGACCAACGATTGGGACAGTATGTATGACTTTGTACGCAAGAATGATGCGTTCGGGTTGTTAGAAAGGCGTATCCATCAGTCCAACATGAAGCAATTCATTGAGGAAAATCCTGATCTGTTGCCGACTGGACTGAACACCGACAGTCGCTACAGCATCGTCGTCCGTCGTAGTAAATAACCGAGAGGAACTTATGTCAAACGTAACAGTATTTCAGCAAGATTTACCTGACTTTCTTAAGAACACAGAAGTTGATGAACTTACCAAAGCTCTTGCAGGGGGGGCACAAAATCGTCGCATCTCTATTCGCGGTGGTCGTTTTCGCCTAGTCATCAACGGAGAGGAAGTGTCTAAGACTGATAGACCTGAACTCGATATAATTATTGCAGCAGGGCGTAAAGAAAATTCGCGTGTCTTCTATGCTAAGGCGTACAACCCCAAGGAAATTACACCGCCCGATTGTTGGTCAGACGATGGCATAACTCCCAACGCCAAAGCTGAAAACCGTCAGGCTAGCACCTGTGCAGATTGCCCTCAGAATATTGCGGGGTCAGGTTCAAACGGAACCCGTGCGTGTAGGTATCAAAAGCGGTTAGCCGTTATTCTTGCTAACGATTCTGCAAACGGTCTATTTCAGTTGACACTTCCCTCTCAGTCTATTTTCGCTAAGGGCGATATGGATTCTATGGGTTTTGATCAGTACGCTAAATACATTGCGGGTAACGGTAAGAACATCAATATGGTTATCACTCGTATGTCTTTTGATGAGGATAGCGATGTGCCTGTTCTTAAGTTTCGTGCTGTTGGGTATGTTAACCGCGAACAGTATGAAGCAGCCATTGAAGGTGGTAAATCTGCGGAAGCTCAGCGCATGTTGTCATCTACCATAGCGCAGATCGACAACGTTAAAACACTTCCTAAAGCGGAACTAAAACCTGAACCTAAGATGGAAGAACCTGTCAAACGCCCCAGTAAAAAGCTTGAACCTACTGAGGTGGCTGATAAAAAGCGCGATCTATCCGCAGTCTTAGATGCTTGGGGTGACGATAACTAAATGGCTATCGGCTACAGTCAGCAGCTTATTAACGACAATAAAGCCGCAGACAAGCAAAAACTTGGCGTTCAACTTGGTAGGGTGTGCATCAAACACAACATATCTGTAGCAGATGTTTCGGCGTATTTCGGTGTCAGTAGGCA